ATCAGGACATTCGTCACCTGCGCCGTTTGACCTATAACCGTCCCGGGCTGTTGCCCACCAAGCAAGTACGGCTGGAACAGGGCTCGGCACTGGCGCGTATCTGCGAGCGCGAAAAGCTGCGTGTGAATAGTCTGCATCATCAGGCGGTACGCGTACCCGGAGATGGGCTCAGGGTGGTAGGGCACGATCTGGATGAGTTGACACAGGCGGTAGAGTCAACGTCAGGACAGCCGATTATCGGCGTGCAGTGGCACCCGGAGTATCTGTTTTACCTGCCGTCATGTGACTTAGTGGAGTAATTGTCCCTAGGAGGTGACCGGGATATTGTGGGTAATTACGGGAGAATTCCCATAATTGAATGTCTGTAGATATCGGGATATAGTGGGACAAAATCCCATAAAGAGATGTCTGTGATGGCTGGAAAACCTGCAATGTCTAATGTGCCTGCTGATTTGCGTGCCGAGGTAAACCGCCGATTAAGGCTGGGGTACTACAGCCAGGAGGATGTGCGTGGCTGGCTCGCGCTAGAAGGATATGAGATAGGTAAATCCTCCTTCAACCGCTATGCTGTGGCGCTTAGAGAGAATGATGGCAATGAGGGGGTGTCTCCAATCCGCCTAGCTGCCAAGAACACCGATCCCGATGGGCTAAGCTCTGAGCAGCAGATCCTTCTGGAGCTTGGGCGGCTCAAAGTGAGAGAGGCGGAGCTGCTTGAGCAGCTGAGAAACATAGTGGGATCGTAGTTGGAGCTGCTATCGCCCGGCAGCTCGTTAGCGCCACTAACGGTTTTGCACCCAAAAAATCGCAAAAGAGTTGGATTTGCACGATATTTGGCACGGTAGCGCCAAGTTCAGGTAATGGCCAATTAGCATGCAAGCCAGGGGCGTCCAGCCCCGTTAGACGTCCTTCCCGATCCAAACAACCCGCCCAATCACTTCCAGGTCGTCCGCCTCGCTCGGTTCGACGAGCTGCTCCTTGTACTCTTTGTTATCACTGAGCAGCAGGATGCCCTTGTTCCAAAGCTGCTGTACGCGTTTGGCGATCAGGTGGTGGTCGGTGCGTATCACATAGATTGAGCCATCTGACAGCTCACGCTGGCTGGTATCGATCATCAGCGTGTTGTTGTCGCTGATTGTGGGCTCCATTGAATCCCCCTTGGCGAACACCAGTACCAGGTCTTTTTCGTTAAGCCCTCTGTATCTCAGCCACTTACGGCGGAAAGCCAGCTTTCTAGACGGTTGCTCATGGCTGCTGGGGAAGGCACCTGGACCAGTGGATATCTGGACGCTGTAGCCTGGGATCATGGCGAATTCGTCTTCAAGGGTGCTTTCAGCTGCTACGCCTGTATTTGGGCGCATCTCGCCTTCTCCGGTTGCTAGCCATGTCAGATCTACCTGGGCAGCTTTGGCTAAGACAGCGGCTTTATCGAGGCTTGGCATTGATCCTGACAAATAGCCGCGAATAGTGCTCTCTCGTATGTCGCACCTTTTCGCGAAAGAGTTGGTGGATTCGCTGCCTATCGCGAGCTTCAGCCGGCCAGAGAAGTGGTCAGTGTTACGAATATCTAACTCTGACATGCGGTCAGAGTTCTTATTCTCGCTCATAATGGAGCCTATCCTATTGTTTTGTAATAGTTTATTCCTCTCGTTCGCGGTCATTTGTGAGCAAGTTAACTCTGACCGCGAAATATTCGCGGAATACCGTTGACTAAGTTCGCGGTATTCAGCTAACCTGTTTACATAAAGCAGTGACCCACACTCTTTTGTAAAACTGGTTAGTAAGAGGCTAAAAAAATGAGCAAGTCACAGACCCGCTCAGAGCTCGAGGACTGGCACCGCCAGGACATCTCGGCCGAGATCCGCAAGCGTGGCATTAGCGTCGCGGAACTGGCTCGTCGTAACGGTTACAACAACCCCACTACTTTCTACAACGTGTTCAAGCTGCCCTACCCGAAGGTGGAGCGTATTGTGGCCGATTTTCTGGGGGTGGAGCCCCAGGAGATTTGGCCTTCTCGTTATGCCCATCACACGCATGCTCAGTGTAACACCGCACCGTATTCCAGGCAGCAGGCGAAAACGGCTTAGAACCATGACAGAACTCCTTTTTAAGGTGTGCTTTCAGGCTAGGTCCTGATCTTGTCTCAGAACAGACACAAAGCAGTCTTTTGTTTGGTAGATGAATATGGAGCGGTATCCCACATGACACGCAGAAACTGGAAGCAGGAACGGGCCATCAGCCTGCGGCGCGGCATGGAACTGAATGTGTTGCATGCACGGGAGAAGTTGAACCGCAGCGTCGACCGGATCGCCGATCTGATGGGCATGAGCAGCCACTTCACCTTATACAAATACCTTGAAAGCGGTCGCATGCCTGCGGTGCTGATACCAGCATTTGAGCATGCGTGCGGTGCCCACTTTATGACGCAGTACCTAGCCAATAGTGCTGGCCGGATGCTTGTTGAAGTCCCCACTGGTCGTCGCGCCAGTCATAAAGAACTGAATGAAATCAGTGCCTACACCCACCAAGTAATGGGGATGCTGATTGACTTCTACGAAGGCCGTTGCGAACAGCAAGATGTTGAAAGCGCCCTGACCACCTTGATTGAAGACTTGGCTCATCAGCGCGGCAACGTTGCAAAGCATCAGCAGCCTGAGCTGCTGTTGGGCGGTGAGTCATGAAACAATGGTTCACCGCCAAAGAGTTCGCGGATGCGAAACTGCCGGGTCTGCCAAGTACCGAGAGCGGAATGGTACGCCGCATTCAGCGCGAAGGCTGGGAAGGCCAGCAGCGCATGGGCAAGGGCGGCGGCTATGAATACCACATCAGCAACCTGCCCTATGAAGCGCGCAAGGCGTTAGAGGCTCAGATTGCAGGCGAGATGTTAACGCGTATCTGCGAGTCGCCACGCCAGCTGGCACCTGTGACCGCAACGCTATCGAACGTACCGATGACGCACCGCCAGCGTGCTGCTGCTGATGCCCGCGCCACCATCATCAACGCTATCAATGAGATGTGCAGCCAGGGTGTTACCCAAACGGCCGCGCTCACGACTCTTTTGACACAGGCTGAAACTGGTCAGCTGCAGGCGTTGAACCCAGTCCTGGACAAAGCCTTGCAGATGGCGAAGGACAGCCGTGGTCGCAGTAACGGCACACCATACCCCAGCGTTCGCAGCCTTAAGCGCTACCTGAGCAAGGATGTGAAAGAGCTGGCGCCCAAGAAGCGTGAAAAGGACATGGCACCACCGCCCTGGGCCAATGACTTCCTGATGTGCTGGCAACGGCCTGAAAAGCCGTCTGTACAGCATGCCTATCGTGAGTTCCTATCGAAATGGGATAGCGAAGAGGATGCCCCCAGCATTCATGCAGTGCGCCGTTTCATCGGCAAGATGGGGCGGGTAGCCCAGCAGCATGGTCGCATGGGTGCCCGAGAGCTGAAGAACGTCATGCCCTTTGTCCGCCGTGACTTCAGCCAGCTACTGCCGGGGGACATCTACAGCGCCGACGGTCACACCTTCGATGCCGAGGTGCAGCACCCGCTGCATGGCCGTCCATTCCGCCCAGAAGTGACCACCTGGATCGATATCGCAACCCGCAAGGCTGTGGGCGTATCGGTCGCGCTGGCCGAGAGCGGCATAGCGGTACTGGATGCCTTGATCGACTCCTGCGGCAAAGCGGTACCGGCGGTGATCTATGTCGATAACGGCTCCGGTTACTGCAACGCCATGCTGAAGGATGAAGCGGTCGGCGTGATGGCACGTCTGGGTAGCACCATGACCCACTCGCTGCCCTACAACTCGCAGGCTCGCGGTGCGATTGAACGCATCCACCAGACGTTGTGGGTCGACGGCGCCAAGAGTCTGGCCGGTTACATGGGGGCCGACATGGACCGGGAAGCCCGCCACCAGCAGTTCAAGCTGAGTCGCCAAGCCATGAAAGGTGGTCGTCAGACCCTGATGCCTTGGGAAGACTTCATGGACTGGGTGCACGCCCGCATGGACTGGTACAACGATCGACCCCATTCCAGCCTGCCGAAGCTGACGGATGCCAGCGGCAAACGCCGTCATGCCTCACCGAACGAAGTGTGGCAGCAGCACCTGGATAACGGGTGGGTACCGATGACACTGAACGGTGATGAGGCAGCTCAGATCTTCCGCCCACGCGTGATCCGCAAGGCGCTGCGTGGCGAGATTCGAGTGTTCAACAACATCTACTTCAGCCAAGAGCTGACCGAGTGGCACGGCGAAGACGTGGCTGTGGCCTACGACCTCAACAACGCCGAACACATCTGGGTATTCGATCTGGAACATGACCGCCTGATCTGCCGCGCCGAGTGGAACGCCAACCGCACCGATTACATGCCGATGAGCGTTATCGAGCAGGCCCGAGAGAAACGCTACGAAGGTCGCCTGCAGCGCATCGAGAGCAAACGACAGGAGATCGAAGAGGAGCGCCGTGGCCGTCCGCTGCTGGAGCATGACGAGAGCATCAGCCTGGGCGCGTTGGGCAGCATCAACGGAGAGCTGATCCAGCATCAGCTGAAGAAGCGTGCCCAGCCAGAGCGGGCCGACATCACCCCATTGGGTCGATTTGAAACCATGACACCGGCAGAGCGCTATGCCTTGCACAGTGCATACGCACACGGCGATCAGGAGATCCCGGCCAGTGACCAGCGCTGGTTCAAAACCTACGCCAAGACAGCGGAATACCGCTCATTCAAGCGTCGGGAAGAAGAACTTGAGGAGTGGGGACCAGCGGCTGCAACCCGCTGACCCCCGATATCACGAGGAGTGACTAAGAAATGATGAATGACAATACCCAACCCGTCAACGGCGTTGCCGATACCTCCAATCTGGGGCTGTGCGATATCGCGCTTGAGCGCGCCATCGAACGCACCACCAGCCTGCCGGGCATGGTGTGCATGTTTGGACCCAGCGGCTTCGGCAAGTCAGTGGCTGCTACCCACGTCGCCTGCCGCCGCCGTGCCTACTACATCCAGGCCAAGTCGGTGTGGAACAAGCGCCACACGCTGGTGGCCATTCTGCATGAGATGGGCATGCAGCCGGGGCGGGCCACCATCCCACAGATGCTGGACCTGGTCGCCGAAGAGCTGGCCCTGAGTGGTCGTCCACTCATCGTCGATGAGATGGACCACCTGGTCGAGAAAAACGTGGTCGAGTTGATCCGCGACATCTACGAAAGCAGCCAGGCCGCGATTCTGCTGATTGGCGAGGAACAGCTGCCCAACAAGCTGAAAAAGTGGGAGCGCTTCCACGGCCGTATCCTGAGCTGGGTTCCCGCTCAGCCGGTCACCCTGGCCGATGCGCGCAAGCTGGTACCGCTTTATGCGCCAGAGCTGGAAGTGGCTGACGACTTGCTGCAGCACCTGGTGGACATATCCGGCGGCAGTATCCGCCGCGTGGTCGTTAACCTGGAACTGATCCATGACGTGGCCGGCCAGTCGGGTGCCGAGTACATCGATCGCCAGGGCTGGGGACGCCGTGAACTCTACACCGGTGAAGCACCGAAACGGAGGCTTGCATGAACGCAGCAGTGGAAGAACGTCGCGGTCGGCGCAAGCCGATCCAGATGGAGCTGATTGGTGGAAAGCCGGCGCGGCAGCGCGTGTGGGAGCAAATTCGCATCCACCGCGACCGCTTTGAAATCTACACCATTGCCCGTCGCGCCGAGGCGGATGATGAAACGGTTGAAACCTACGTGCGCTGTCTGGTCGCTGGCGGCTTTGTCGTCAAATTGACCAAGGGGCGTGAGCTGTCGGTGTTCCAGCTGATCAAGGACAACGGCATCGAAGCACCACGTCTGACCCGTGACGGCCAGCCGGTCACCCAAGGGCTGGGGCAGGAAGCCATGTGGCGCTGCCTGCGCATGCTGGGCGCGATGGATTCACATCAGTTGGCACTACACGCCGCCAGTTCGGGCGTCGAGGTTAAGCCGACTGCTGCCAAGCGTTATCTGCAGGCGCTTAAAAAAGCGGGCTATCTGGAAATTGTGAAGCCGTGCAACCGGACCAAAGGCCAAAAGGAGATCCTGCGCCTGATCCCCCGCATGGACAGTGGCCCACGTCCACCCCAGATCCAACGGGTGGGCGTGGTGTACGACCCCAATTGGAACAAGGTCATGCATGCCGATGAACCGGAGGAACTGCTGTGAATACCGTCGATATCAGCGCCTGGGGCGATAACCCGCCCGAGTTTATCCGAGTGCTGGCCAACCTGGTGAAAGAGTCAGGCAGTAATGCTGCTGCAGCGCGTCGCTTAGGGATCAACCGGGCGTCAGTCAGTACCTTACTGGCCAATAAATACCCGGCCAGCACCGACAAGATGGCGCAGGCGATCATGGCCTGGTCATCAACGGTGCAGTGTCCGATTCGGGGCCCTATCACAGGTGATGAGTGCCAAAAAGAACGCGAAAAGCCATTTGTCGGCAGCAATCAGATGCGGATTCGGCAGTACCGCGCCTGCCGCAGCTGCCCACGTAACCCTGAATGCCTGGAGAGCCGATGATGAACCGCGATCTGCAAAACCAAACCGTTAGCGAACACATGGCCAAAGCCAGCCTTGCCATGCGCACCCTGCAGGCACTGGGCCTGACCGTTTTGAACATCAGCGGGATTGGCGAACGCCCCCGCATTCAGATTATCCCCGGAGCAGGCTGCAACCAACTGCATCCGGGCTACCGACGCCGGCTGGTCAACGATGGCCGCCGCTATACCGAACGCGTGGCAGACGTATCCGGCTGCCTGGTGACATGGGAGGAGCGCACATGAGTTACCACATCATCAATCTGGCCCAGACCCGCATGCAACAGCAGCTGGTGTTTTGGGGCGTCGGCAACGAGTCAGACACCACAGACCCGCGCCGGGCCCTGATCGTCAACGAGGAGTACCTCAACCGCAACTTGGATCGCTATGACAACGGCCGCACCACCCGCGCCATATTAACCCGCGTTGTTGAGAACCATACCGGCGACTGGCGCGAGCTGGTCGGCTGGCCGGTACCGGAACACGCATTGGAACAGACAGGAGATGCCGCATGAACCACGCCGTACAGCAACACATACCCGAGGGGTACATGAAGAACAGCGCCGGCCACCTGGTGCCAGTTGAGACCATCAACGACATCGACATGGTGCGCCATGAACTGGTGCACGAAGTCACCCGCAAGGCGTTGGAACTGCAGCAGGCCATGCGCGACTTCAAGATGAACACCCTGGGCGATGTGGAAGCCTTTATCGACCTGTCCGCCGAGAAGTATGGCGTCCAGATCGGGGGCAAGAAAGGCAATGTCACCTTGGTCAGCTTTGATGGTCGCTACAAGCTGCAGCGTGCCATTCAGGAAAGCATCAGCTTTGACGAGCGCCTGCAGGCCGCCAAGGCCCTGATTGATCAGTGCATCCACCGCTGGGCCAAGGGCAGTGCCGCCGAGATCCGTGCACTGGTGGAACATGCCTTTCAGGTCGACAAGGAAGGCAACATCAGCACCGGCCGCGTGCTGGGCCTGCGCCGCCTGTCGATCGACGATGAACAGTGGAATCAGGCCATGACCGCCATCGCCGACAGCATCCAGATCACCGGCAGCCAGACCTACATCCGCCTGTATGAGCGAGTGGGTCAATCGGACCAGTGGCGCGCCATCCCACTGGATCTGGCCAAGCTCTGAGGTGCCGCCATGAAAATGACCACGACTGAACAGTTAGCCCGGCAGGTGTCGTTCCTGGCCCAACTGACAGAGCAACAGGCCAATTCAGCCATTCAGGCCATGGGCAGCAGCATCCTGGTTGAAATACGTCAGGGGCGCGCTGTCGAGCTGCAAGGCTTCGGCCTGTTCGACATGGCCCCGCGTAAGGATGGCAGCAACGGCATCCGGTTTCGTCAACACAACAACGTGCGGGAGGCACTGAACCCATGAGCATGCGGCCGCAAATCCGAGTTGAAGAGTTTGAACTGAACGACGTGCTGGCCTGGGCCAAAGAGCACGGTGAAGCCGGTATCACCGAACACCCCGATGGTACCTACGAAGAGGGCGTCCATGACGCCATCATGTGGGTGCTGGGCTGTATCAGCCACCGACCGGATGAGCAGTAACGCGAAACCGGCCAATAGCAGGTTGGCGGCTTGCCGCCAAACTGATGATTGGCCAGGTCTACCGGGCGTGGTTGCCCGGTACTGATGAGCAGCCAACAAGGAGAAACCTAATGCGCAAATCTGACCAGGTAACCGCCATGACCCAAGCCATGAAAATCCAGCATGACCGTGCCGTCAGCAAGGCGGATGTGACCGCGTTTCTGGATGCCTACTCCACCCTGATCCAGCAAGAGCTGGGTGCCAATGGCGAATTTGTTATCCATGGCATCGGCAAGCTGAGCGTGAACCAGCGCGCCGAACGTGAAGGCCGCAACCCTCAGACTGGCGAAATGATGACCTTCCCAGCCCGAAAAGGTGTGAAGTTCGCGGCCTCCAAGATGCTGAAGGATGCGCTGAACGGCCAGTAAGCGAAACCCTCCAGTCATGGAGGGTCTACCCAGCGTGGTGGCTGGGTACTGATGAGCAGCCGAGGAAAGAGATGACCACAGAAGATAAACAGGATCGCCAGCGCCGTCTGGCCCGCGAGCGTAAGCGCAACCAACGCCAGCGTGAGCGTGAACACAAAAGGGCCGTAGGCGCTAAAGAGTTCCGGTTTGAAATCTACCGTGGCACCGCTGAAGCACTGGCTCGCATAGCCCAGCAGGGGCAGTTTGAGGAGCACGCCGAAGTGCTGACCCTGCTGATCCACGGCGCTGACGAACTGGCGCAACGTGACCCGTCACAGTTTAAAAAACTGATCAGCGTGACAGGTTACGCCAACACTGATAGAGGCCAACAATGACAGTCTCCAAGCGCGATAACCGCAAAGCCGCTCTGGCCCAAATTCACATTGGAAAAAAGCAGCTGGGTCTGGACGATGATCTCTACCGCCAGATGCTTGTCGACGTGACCGGCAAACGCAGCTGTTCAAACATGGCGATCGGCGAGCTTTATCAAGTTATCCATGCACTGGAAAAGGCCGGTTTCAAGCGCCGTGGCGCCGAAAATAGCAGAACCTATGGTAGAGCCACGAAGCGATACACCTACTACAGCCCCAAATCACAGGGCCAGATTATCGACGTCATGCGCGCCATCTGGATCGAAATGCACAAGGCCGGCATCGTGCGTGACGGCTCCGAACTGGCCCTGACTCATTGGGCCAAGCGAGCCAGTACCCGCCGTAATGGCGGCATCGGCGTCGACTCTCTGGAATGGTTGGAACGTGACCATAGGCTGGCCAGCCAGGTGCTGGAAGACCTCAAACAATGGAATAAACGCATCCAGCGCGAATGGCGGGCTGAAGACTTTGCGCTGATCCGGTCAAAGCAAGTGCGTCCCTTTTATGTGCCAGCCCTGGTCCGCCAGTTGCTGGCGGAGCACCGCATCATGTGGTGGCCCGAATTTGAAGAGCGGCTACAGATCGAGAACCACGCAGACTACTGCACCAACCGTGAGGAGCTGAACCGTGGCGACTGAAGAACAGCAAGATCTGCTGGGCGATGACAGCTACAGCGAAGAATTGCTGGACCACCTCGAAAGCGTACCGGCTGAGGTGCGCGAGAAGTGGCCCAAGGATCTGGCTGCACTGTGTGATATCTACGACAGCGAGCTGAAGCGGCTGGGCATTACTGAAGAAGACGCCCACCGGATAGCCCTGTCGCTGCTGCTGGCACAGGCCAACTATGGGGGTGGGCGTATGTACTACATGCCCAAAGGCGATCGGCTGAAGCAAGCCGTTAGAGACCGTCAGATCTACCGTGAGTTTAACGGTCGCAACCATGATGAACTGGGCAAACGCTACGGCCTGACAGTGCAACGTATTTACGAGATCGTGAAGCGGCAGGGGGAGATTGAACGGGCGCGGGTGCAGCCTGCGTTGTTCTGAATGCGAAACCGGCCCAGCCGGTCTGCCAAGGGTGGTGCCTTGGTACTGATGAGCAGCCACGTTTGATTTGATAGGATCAGCAATCGAAGGATTTTAATCGATCACAATGAGGTGGACGCGATGAGTAGGAAAGTATGCCCCGAGTGTGCGGCTACAAACTCACCAATGGCGATTCGTTGTTCTGCGTGTAATGCGTGGCTGACAACAAAGAAAACAGCGCAGACGGAAACTAAAAAGGAGCATATTGAGCATCAGGAGCCAGCGCCTAAGGTACAGCAGCAAGCCGATTCCCAGCCAAACCTGATTCCGTGCCCGGACTGCGGTCAAGATGTTAGCCCTAATGCCGAGCACTGCCCGAAATGTGGCGCGCCACGGCGGGTTGCAACGGTACAGCCTGCTCAGCCAGACATCCTTAAGCTGATCGAAATGACAGCCAAAGCGGGCATCAGCTTGATCATTTTGATTGGAATCTTGGGTTTCCTATTTGGTGGTAGTGATAGCGATGACACTACAGCTGAAGTGGTAGAGGAAAGGGTGCTGACACCAGAGGAGCAGCGAGAAAAGCAAATATCCCGCCAGTTTAACGCATGGGACGGGTCTCATATCGAACTGCGAAAGTACGTCAAAGCGCGATTGCATGATCCATCCAGCTTCGAACATGTAATCAGCCGTTCCTGGGATCAAAAAGATCACTTGGTTGTCAGCATGGAGTACCGCGCAGCCAATGGCTTTGGGGCTTTGAGAAGGTCTGTAATCAAGGCAAAAGTGACATTGGATGGCACTATCATCGAGATCATGGATAACTACACGATGTAATTGACACCCGTCGGGGCTTCGGCCTATAGTCCGCCTTGAGGCCTCGAAACCTCCCACACAAAGCGGACCGCCCAACCCCGACAGCGTTGGTTTTTTTGTGCCCAAAATCCGCCCGGACTTTGCGCACAGCCCCCGTTAGGTCGGGAGGGCGACGAATACAATACCCTTCGGGGGAATAAGTCCGCGGTTTCTTTGTGACCGTTTCGAGCCTCCCGGCACCCCTACGGTTTAGGGGTACTCTCGAAGAACACAAAGGAGGCCATCATGGCTACTCAATTCGATCTGCCCACCACCACCCAGACCCTCAACGGCGAAGCCCAGCCTTGCATCAATGCCCGTGAACTGCACGAGCGTTTGGAAGTGGGTAAAGACTTCACTACTTGGATCAAAGACCGCATCGACAAGTACGGTTTTATCGAGGGTGTGGAGTTTTCCCCAACTTTGGGGAAAACCTCCGGCCTGTTTGGCGGACGCCCCAAAACCGAGTATTTCCTCACCCTCGATATGGCCAAAGAGATCGCGCTGGTCGAGAACAACCCCCAGGGCCGTGCCATCCGCCGCGCCCTCATCGAGCTGGAACGCCAGATGCGTGAAGACGTGCCCGCACTGCTGCGCAAGCTCAAAACCCAGAACAGCGCCCTGCTGGACGAGCTCTACAAGGCCCGCCCCGAATGGGCCGCCATTCAGGCCTACTACGACAAGGGCCTCAACCAGAAAGAGATCGGCCTGCTCATCGGCCAGAGTGCCACCAACGTGCGCCGCCACCTCAAGCGCATGACCGCCTGCAAACTGCTGCACTACAAGGCTCAGCCCCGCCTGACCGCCGATGCAGGGGAGGTGCAGCATGGCTAATCGTGAACTATACGACCTGCTGGACGAGGCCGACCGCCTGAATAGCTGCTGGGCGGCACTGGCATCCCTGCTATGCCCGGTCGATCAGGAGCTGGACCGCGACCGCGTAGCGGTATTGGTGCAGTACCTGACCGAACAACAGGCCGATGTGCTGGAGCGACTGCACAAGTGCCGCAAGGCCGCAGCCTGATTGTATAAAACAGCTTAATCCCACGCTCGTACCCATCCCCGGCATTCTGTAGGCACAACACCCAAGCCACAGAATCCGGGGATTTTTTATGTCCACACTTCGCGCACCGCGCCTTACCTCGTTTGCCGTCATCACCCTGACCCTCACAGCTGCGATCGCTTGGCTGGCACCGCACCTGCTGAGCGTCACCCTCTACAAGTTGTCGCTGGTTACGCTGGCCGCCGTGCTGGGGTACTGGATTGATCGAGCGGTATTCCACTACCTGCGCCCGCATGAACTGCTGCAGCAATCTGATCTGGCCCGGCATCAAAACGACCGAGTAACCGCTGAAGAATGTGCAGCTGATGCCTCAGTCGCCACTATCCGTCGTGCCATCATCATGGCCGCCGTGATCATTGCGATCTCGCTGGGGGCTTGAGATGAACAGGCGCTGGGCATTGAAGTTTTGGGTATTTGTCATTGGAGCCACTCTGTTGTGGGTTGTGTCGGTGATATTGACGGTACTTGGCCTGTTTAAATATGCCGTAGCAGCAGAACTCCCCCACGCAGCCAGCCAATACCGCCAGGAACTCACCCGGCAGGCACGCCAGGTGTGGGGGCTGGATGCACCGCTGGCGGTCATGGCCGCTCAGGTACATCAGGAAAGCTACTGGAACCCCCGCGCCATCAGCCCGGCTGGGGCGGAGGGGCTGGCGCAGTTCATGCCTGCCACCGCTGAATGGATGCCGGATATCGACCGCAGCCTGAACAACCCACAGCCGTTTAACCCGCGTTGGGCCTTCCGTGCCATGGCGCGTTATGACCACTGGCTGCACAGCCGCCTGAGCGCCCATACCGACTGCGACCGCTGGGCCATGACATTGGCCGCCTATAACGGTGGGTTGGGCTGGGTGCTGCGCGACAAGACGCTGGCGGCAGAGAACGGCCACAGCCGTTGGCTCTGGTGGGGACATACCGAACGCTTCAATGCTGGCCGCTCTGCCGCCAACTTCCGCGAGAACCGCCACTACCCTCAACGCATCCTGCTGGAGCTGGCCCCACGTTATGCCGCTGCCGGCTGGGGAGAGGAGGTGTGCCGTGAACTTTAACTTGCCTACAGCGGCTGCCTGGTACCTGACGGCAGCAGTGGTTTCAGCGGGTGTTGGTTACTGGTCTGGCTGGCAGCGCGGCCAGGCATGGGAAGAGGCGATCTGCACCCAAGCCGCTGCCGAGCTGCTTGCCGATCAGGAACAGCAGCTGCGCACCGAGTACGAACGCCAGCTCGCCGAGGCCCATGACGCCGTGCGCAGCCTGCGGGTCGAGAAGGCCAGCATCACCCAGCGTGCCTCTGAACTTGAGCAGGAGATCGACCGTGTTACCTCACACTACCGTGAACAGCCCCAAACGCCTGCGCAGCCTCTGCCTGATTGCCGCTTCACTCATGGCTTTGTCGGCTTGTACAACGCCGCCATCACCCCGGCCGTGCAAGTGCCCCGATCTGATTCTGCCACCGGAGCTGATGGAAAAACCGGCACCACCGGCACTGCTGACCCCCTTGGGCTCAGCCCGCTCCGACAGCCCGACATCCTCCACCACATCACCGGATACGGCGCCCGCTGTCAGGCCATAGAAGCTCAGCTCAGCAGCCTGATTGATTACCTGCAGGCGACACAAGGAACGCGACATGACTGATATCTACGACCGCGCCCAAGCGCGTGAGCTGCAAAACCAGCAGGAGGCCGAAGCCCGCTATCGAGCGGGTCTGCGCCCCGAACCAGAGCAACAGGTGGTGGCGGGAGTGGTGATCTGCATCGACTGCGACGAGCCGGTACAGCCCGCCCGTCTGAAAGCCAAACCCAACGCCGCCCGCTGTATCAGCTGCCAGCAGATCCACGAGCGCAGGGGGCGGCATGGCTGATTACGACGCAATGAAGTTCTGGCTCGACGTGATCCAGTGGATCTTCACCATCGGCGTGATGATCTTCGTCTGGATCGATCGTGGCCGCAGTGACAACCGCAAGCTGATCCAGCAGCAAACCGAGCGCATTGAGTCATTTGAACGCAGGTTGATCACCGCAGAAGAACACCTGCGCCACAGCCCGACCCATGACGATATCGCCAAGCTGCGCGAAGAGTACTCCGGGCTGAACTCCAAGGTGGACCGCATGGCGATCACCCTGGACCGCATCCACGACTACCTGATGAACAACAAGGGGGCCTGACATGGCATTGGCACAATACGAGCAGGAAGAGCGCCGCCTGGTGATCCTGCGCCTGTTGGCAGAAGACAGCGACTACAGCACCAACTCATCCTTGTTGGAACGGGGGCTGGAATTGTATGCCCTCAGTGTCAGTCGTGACCGACTGCACACAGAGCTTGTCTGGCTGGCCGAGCAGGGCCTGATCACCGCCGAGCCGGTTAAGTCAGTGATGGTCGTCAAGCTGACCCAACGCGGGCTGGATGTGGCTAATGGCCGCGCCCAAGTGCCGGGTGTGAAACGACCGGGGCCGGGGGCTTGATATGGCCCGTAAATCATCAATCGACCTGCTGCCCGCCGAGATCCGCGACGCCCTGCATGAGCTGCTGCGTGACCCGACCGTTAACCAGCTGGAAGCCACTCAAAAGGTCAACGCCCTGCTGGAAGCGGAAGCGCACGAGATCCGCCTCAGCAAAAGCGCGGTTAACCGCTATAGCCAGCGCATGGACGCCATCGGCGAGAAGATGCGCCAGTCGCGCCAGATCGCCGACATGTGGATCGGCAAACTGGGCAACCAGCCGCAAGGGCAGGTGGGCAAGCTGCTCAACGAATTCACCCGCACCATGGCGTTTGAAACCGCCCTGCACATGAGCGAGGGCGACGACCCGATACCACCCAAGCTGCTGAAGGAACTCTCCCTGGCGATCAAGCACCTGGAAGAAGCGGCCAGCGTGAACGAGAAACGCGAACGCGAGATCCGCCGCCAGATGGCTGAAGAGGCCGCCACCGCCGTGGACGAAGCCGCCAAGCAGCAGGGCCTGACCGCCGACAGCGTGGCGCAGATCAAGGCCCAGATACTGGGGATTGCGTGATGAACCTCCAACAATCCTCTATCGCTGAAGCCGTTGCCGCTGGCCTCGCTGACATCCAACAGTTCAGCGCCGATGAAGTCCTGCTGGGCTACCAAAAGCGCTGGATCGCCGACGACTCCCCGCTGAAGATTGCCGAGAAGTCGCGCCGAACAGGCCTCACCTGGGCCGAAGCGGCCGATGCCTGCCTCTGCGCCGGTACCGCCCGCAGCGAGGGCGGCACCAACCACTTCTATGTGGGCAGCAACAAGGAAATGGCGCGGGAGTTCATCGAAGCCGTGGCCATGTGGGCCAAGGCCTTCGACCGTGCCGCCGGTGAAGTCCAGGAAGAGGTGCTGGAGGATGACGACAAAGACATATTAACCTTCGTTGTCTACTTCGCCTCAGGCTTCAAGGTGCAGGCACTCAGCTCCAACCCCAGTAACCTGCGTGGTATGCAGGGCAACGTCACCATAGACGAAGCCGCCTTCCATGATCGCCTGGCCGAAGTGCTCAAGGCGGCATTGGCCCTCACCATGTGGGGCGCCAAGGTGCGCCTGATCAGCACCCACAACGGTGTTGAAAACCTGTTTAACCAGCTGATAAACGACAGCCGGGCGGGGCGCAAGCGTTATAGCGTCCACACAATAACGCTGGATGACGCCTGCGCCGAAGGCCTGTACCGCCGCATATGCCAAATAACCCGCAAACACTGGACGCAAGCCGCTGAGGACGAGTGGAAAGCCGGCCTGCTGAAAGACACCGCCACCGAAGAGGACGCCCTGGAGGAGTACTACTGCGTGCCCAAGCAGGGCGGCGGGGCGTACATCTCCCGTGGCTTGATTGAACGGGCCATGCGGCCGAATATCCCGATCGCCCGCTATGAAGCCCCGGCCGACTTCACCCAGTGGAGCCAGGCGCAGCGCGAAGCCGAGATCAAAGGCTTCTGCTACGAAGAGCTGCAGCCGCTGCTGGCCGAGCTGAACCCGGAGCACAACCACGCCTTTGGCGAAGACTTTGCCCGCTCCGGTGACCTTACTGTGCTGGCCCCCGGTGCCATTCAGCAGGACACCCGTATCCGTGCGCCCTTTATGGTCGAGCTGCGCAACCTTACCTACGAACAGCAACGCCAGGTGGTGTTCTTCATTATGGATGGCCTGCCACGTTTGATCGGGGCCAGCTTCGATGCCACCGGTAACGGCGGCTATCTGGCCGAACAGGCCGCACTCAAGTACGGCACCGAACTGGTCGAGCAGGTGCAGCTCAACATCGGCTGGTATCGGGAGTGGATGCCCAAGTTCAAGGCCAAGTTTGAAGACGCCGATATCGAGATCCCCAAGGATCAGGACATCCTCAACGACCTGCGCAAGATCCAGCTCAACAAGGGCGTGCCCCAGATCGAAAAGGGCAGCGGCAAGGGCTCAGACGGCAAGCAGCGCCACGGCGACAGCGCAGTGGCCCTGTGCATGCTGGTGCGTGCCACCTACATGGAAGGCGCACCCATCGAATTCACCCCGCTGCCCGATCGCCGCACTCCAACCGGCGGCCCCGATGACGATGACGACAACGCTCACAGCTTTAAGGGAGGTGCCTGGTAATGGCCCAGTTGATTGACCACCGGGGCGAACCCATCCCCTGGCCCAGCGAGCAGGAACTGCAGACCGACGAGTCGCGCCTGGGCTACCTTAAACAGCACTTTGCCGAACACCCCTCCAGTGGCCTGACGCCATCACGGCTGGCCACCATCCTGCAGGATGCCGAGCGCGGTCATCTGGTCAGCCAGTGCGAGCTGGCCGACGACATCGAAGAGAAAGACGCCCACGTCTATAGCGAGCTGCAAAAGCGCAAGCTGGCCCTGCTCAACCTCAGCGGCCGCGTGCTGCCGCCGCGAAACGCCAGCGAAGCCGAGAAGCGCGACGCCGAGCAGGTGCAGGAACTGCTGGACGAGCTGCCCGACTTCGATGACCTGATTCTGGATATGGCCGATGCCATCCTCAAAAGCTTCAGCAACATCGAACTGGAATGGCAGCGCATGGGCAGCGACTGGCTGGTGGTGCAGGGGCATTACCGCCCCCAGAGCTGGTTCCAGCTCAGCCCCGATGACCGCAACCAGCTGCACCTGCGCGATGGCAGCTACGAAGGCGCACCGCTGCAGCCGTTTGGCTGGGTGCGTCACATTCACCGCGCCCGCTCCGGCTACCCCGGCCGCAACGGTTTGGCGCGCATTTTGGCATGGCCCTACCTGTTCAAAAACTACAGCGTGCGCGACCTGGCCGAATTCCTTGAGATCTACGGCCTGCCGCTGCGCCTGGGCAAATACCCCAACGGGGCCAGCGACAAAGAGAAAAGCACCCTGCTCAATGCGGTGATGAGCATCGGCCACAACGCCGGGGGCATCATCCCCAAGGGTATGGAGATCGACTTCAAGGAAGCCGCCAAGGGCGGATCTGATCCCTTTGAAGCGATGATCGCCTGGTGTGAACGCAGCCAGTCCAAGGCCATTTTGGGTGGCACTCTGACCAGCCAGGCCGATGGCAAGAGCAGCACCAACGCCCTTGGCAACGTGCACAACGAAGTGCGCCAGGAACTGCGCGATTCCGACCTGCGCCAGATCGCAGGCACCATCACACGGGATCTGATCTTCCCGCTGTGGATGCTCAACTGTAAAACCGCCGGTGACCCGCGCCGCGCCCCGCGCTTCCAGTTCGATACCGCCGAGCCGGAAGACATGGCCCACTACAGCGCGCACCTGCCGGGCCTGGTAGGCATGGGGATGCGGATACCCTTGGCCTGGGCACATGAGAAGCTGCAGATCCCGCAGCCCGAGAATGACGAACCGGTGTTGGGTCAGGTGCAATCGGCTGGGTCACCCGCTGAACCGGCACGGCTGGCAGCCTTGAGCGAGCAGGACAACAGCTTCAAAGCCTTCCCGGATCAGCAAGCCATTGAAGACGCCCTGGACAAACTGGCGGCCGGTGATCTGGACGAACAGATGCTGGGCATCCTGAAACCCATTATGGCGCAAGCCGAACAAGGGCCGGACGTCTTGCGCGATACCCTGGATCAACTGTGGCCGGATCTGGAAGACGACCAGCTGCAGCAGCGTCTGGCCCAGGTGCTGTTCGTGGGCGAGCTGTGGGGCATGATCAATGGCTGACGTGGATCTCAATGCCGCCTTTGGCATGACGCCCAAGGACGCCGTCAGCTACTTCCGTTCCAAGGGATATGAGATCTCCGATCGCTGGCAAGAGGTGTGGGCCGGTGCCCACGCCAAGGCCTTCACCGTGGCCAAGGCGATGCGCGTGGATGTGCTGGAAAGCATCCGGGGCGAGGTGGATAAGGCGTTAGCCGAAGGCATCACCGAGCGCCAGTTTATCGAGCGTTTAACACCACGGCTCAAGGCTTTGGGCTGGTGGGGTAAACAGACCTGGGTGGATGGGCAAGGTACTGCCCGCAACGTTCAGCTGGGCAGTCCGCACCGGCTTAAGCTGATCTATCGCCAGAACCTGCAAACCGCCTACATGGCGGGCCGCCACCGCCGTCAGTTGGCGGCGAGTCGCACCCACCCCTACTGGATGTACGTGGCCGTGATGGATGGCCGCACACGGCCTAGCCATGCCGCGCTGAACGGCCGTGTGTTCCGCTGGGATGATCCCATCTGGCAATACCTTTACCCGCCGAATGGCTGGGGGTGCCGCTGCCGTATTCGCATGCTGACCGCCCGCCAGGTGGAGCGGATGGGGCTGCAGGTTGAGCAGGGCGATGGCTATATCGAGACCTTTGAAACCGATGCCGGGTTTGATGAGCGCACCGGCGAGGTGTACCGCGTGCCGCACATGCGGGCCAAGCTGCCGGATGGGCGCACCATGTCACC